TTACCAGTTCATGACGATCATTTCCTGTCGATTTTGGCCCTTCTTGCTCCCTCCGACAGTATAGTTAATCTTCTCCATTTCTGATTTGAATCCGCCGAACACTTTCCTCATCTCAGGATGGTCGTTTATGGTCAGGATAACCTTCCCCTTTGCCGCCTTCATCGCACTGGCGAGTTCATGGTATTGCTCGATCCCGAACTCCACGCCGTAACCTTCAGTCTGCCAATATGGCGGGTCGCAAAAGAACAGCGTCGACGGTCTGTCGTACTTCTCTATGCATCGCTTCCAGTCCAGGTTCTCGATGTAGCACCTGGACAGTCTCAGGTGAGCCTGGCTCAAATCCTCCTCGATGCGAAGCAGGTTCAACCTTGGAGGCTCTGTCGGTGCTATGCCGAATGTCCGACCCGACACCTTCCCACCGAAAGCCATCTTCTGCAGGTAATAAAATCGTGCTGCGCGCTGGATATCTGTCAGGGTCTGCGGAGGCGTGTCCTTGAGCCACTCGAACATCTGGCGTGATACCAGTGACCACTTGAATTGTCTGACGAACTCCTCCAGGTGATTCTGCACAACCCTATACAGGGTCACCAGTTCACTGTTGAAATCGTTCAGGACCTCGACCCTCGCAGGCTCCTTCAGAAAAAACAGTGCTGCTCCGCCGGCAAATGGCTCGACATAGCAGGTATGCTCAGGGAACAATGGAAGGATGCGTTTTGCCAGACGGCGTTTGCCGCCTATCCAGGGGATGATGGGGTGGAAAGTCATTGTGAGCCTCCTTGAAAATCAAAGGGTTTTTGATAGACTTCCCGTGCCTCGTACGTGGCGGGGAAGCCTTGGCTTGGCTCACAGGTTGGTTCTGTGCGTCAGGCGACCGGGCCATGTTGCAGCATGACCCGGTCGCTTCCTCTTTTATGACTGCGATCCCACTATTGTCCCGTCCGTATCGCTGGTCGGAGCGCTGGATTTTATTCTCAGCCTCCCCGAGGCGTCCACCCACAGATGGTAGGCATACATCACCATGTGCGGCCCGTTCCAGGCCGTCGAGGGAATCTGGGGATTGATGCCGGTAACACCCCAGATGTTGTTGTTGCCGGTTCCCAAGTCCGTATTCGTGCCGTTGCCCGAAAACACCAGGTTTGCCATGGTCATACCGGTGACGGGATTCGCGGTTACCTGCTTGATGGCAACCCCGGTGATGTTTTTAAAAATGCTGTTCGATACGGTGATACTCTTGGCTCCACCACCCAGATAAAACGCTCCATAGGTGGCGTCCGTGACATTGTCGATAATCAGACTGTTGTAGATGGATTTATCGGCAGCCCAGATGGATCCCGTGGAGTTGGTCACTCTGAGACCGTTAAAAATCACGCCAGACTCGGCAGTGTACAAGATGGGCTGGCCGGCAGCCTGAGCGGACCAGTTCGATATGCTAACGTTGGAGAATATACAGCCCGCGGTCGATGCTGCCTGCGCGCTGTCGATGGCCCTGCCGTACCCGGAGAACCCGGTCACGACAGGGAATGTGTCCAGGGAGATGTTGCTGAAATTGAGGTTCCGGGCCTCAATGAAAATCCCGGGGGAATTGAACGTGCTGATATTGGCAAACTGGGCGTTCTTGATGTGCACCCTGTCCGCGTTCAGGTCGGTGGCATAGACGCTGGCGCCGTGGGTGCCCCCGCCCGGCGTGAACTGGCCAATATTGTCCCGGATGACGATATTGTTGAAGACGATGTTCGTGATGCCGTACCCGGCCTCCGCGACGGCCGCGATTTTGGGCCTGCCGGTGCAGGTGTTGGTGCTGGTCCCAGCCCCATCGATGTTGATGTTGCTGACCGATATATTCGCGGCATCTATGCCGTTGGACGTGAATGCCCAGATGGAAATGTCCTCATCCTGGCACATGCTGCTGCCCGTGACGGCCGTGTTGCGGTGGACGATAGTGATGTTGTCGACGGTGAGGTCGTAAGGATTTGCCGCCAACATAAAGGACAACCCGCCCTTCATTGAGCAGTTTACGACCTTGATGTTCCGCTGATCGCCATAGGTGGTATTGTTCCTCCCCAGGTAAATCGCGTTCGAGGCATTACCTGCGAACGTGACGCCATCGATCCTGATGTTGCTGTTCGCCGCCGACGTTCCCGACAGATTCGGGTCGACGCGGATCCCCGCCTCTGCCGTGGTTACGTCGGCACTGTCTATCAACCCCTGGATAGCAAAATTCGCCAGCAACACGTTGCTGGAGCCGCTTACGTGCCAGACCGGTTGAGTGGCCACGGTTTGTGCGAACGTAACCCCTGGCAGGTCGGCGGTGAATCCGGACCGGTTGAGTATTACTAGTCGGCCGGAAACGTAATAGGTGCCAGATGGCGAGACTATCCTCGGCGCAGCATCTATTGCCCGCTGGATGGCCACCGTCGAGTCGGCCGCGGGGTTGTCCAATACCGCACCGAACCAGCGGGGGTCCGCCTGCTCGAGCCCTGTTACGGTGCAGGCTCCACCGATGGAACCAGCGGCCGTAAATTCCAGCCGGAGCGTGGCCGGGACCGCCACGTCGGAAGCGCAGGGCAGAGCAGTTGATATGAGCAGCGTTCCCGGGGTGCTGCCTTGGGCCGCCACTGCCGTGGGGAAATCAGCATACCTCCGCCCATCCACCAACGGGAGGGTTGGTGGCATGGCCGATTTCTGCCATGAGCCCGTGCCGCTGGCCCCGAGCTTAATCCAGTACGTGTTGTTGTCCGTGGTCGCATCGTTGGTCACGATGGCCAGGGTGCCGGCAGAGTGAGCCAAATCCGCGTCCATGGCGGTTTTTGTCTGGTACCCGTACGTGCCACCCTGCTGGGCCTGCTGGACGGCCAAGATTGCCTGGGTGGTGGAAGCCGACAACCCGTCGAGCGTTGACCGCAGGTTCTCGAAATTTCCGTCCATCTCCGTCCACGTGAGCGGAGCGCCTTTCGTTGCCCGTTTGGTTATGGCCGTCTCGGCATGCAAAATCGGCACATACAGGACAGCGGCGATCAGGACGCCGCCTAAAATGGTGATGAATCTCCGCATAAAACCTCCTTAAATTAATATCGTCAGCTCGACGCTGTCCGCACTGTCCATGCTGCCGGGCACCTGTTCCGCGGGCATAACAGTCCCCATCGCGCCGCCCAGGAACTCCAGCAGCACCACATCCCCAGACTCCAGGTCAGCCTGGTCGATCCATGCGCCGAATCTCACCACCTTCCGGCGGGCTCCGTACAGCAGTGAATACAGGTCTCGCAGGGCTGCAGCCAGGATGTCGGCCCGAATGAGGTCAAACTGGAAAAGTTCCGGCCGCTCCCGGTCCCCGGCGCCGGCGACGGCCGTGCACCCGGCATAGGCATCGGAACCGCGAGATTTTGTCCAGTCCCGGGCATACAGTACGCTGATCTTGTCTATCACGTCGTCAACGGCGGTTCTGGTGCGGCTCATGTCACGCCTGCCGTCCTCGCTGGCCCGGCAGGCGGTAATCGTGCGGGATGCCACCGACACCTGGCGGCTCACCAGGGATGGTGCGCCGGAGCGCAACATGAACCAGGCTCCGGCCTGGAACGCGAGGTAATTGAGCCACCAGAGCGCCGTCTTGTACTCATCGATGCGCCCGCCGAACTGGTCCGCAGTCAGTGCGCCTATCGTGACCGAAGCAGGCAGTCCCGCCTGGGACAGTATCCAGTCCGCCATCCCGGCAGGGGTGCCGGCATCGGCTGTTACGTCGGCCAAAACCTTGCCGGACCCGAAATAGTCGCTCACGACCGAGCCGGTCAGTTGCACGGTAACGGTACCGGTTTTGGCAACCCCCTCGGTCGACGTGGACGACGCGGCAGGGTTGCTGGTAACCTCCAACCAGACCTCCCATACCCATACGCTCGGCTCGCCCGCGGCATTTGCCGAATATACATAGCTGTTGCTGGCGTTTAGATCGAGCCACGAGGCCAGGGCCAGCCAACCTGAACGGAATACCGTAGGGGTAGTCCCGCCGGCCTGCACTTGCCCGACGTACGAACCGTTGCAGTACCACTTGAAATAGTTATAACCAGAGTACGTGGCGTGTCCTGCTTTAACACATACCCGCACATAGAGCGGCTTGCCGGCAGCGGAGACCACCTTGGCCTTTTTCAAGGTAACGGACGAGCCGGCCAGCATCCGGGAGCCCTCCTGTAGGTTGCCGTTGATTATCGATGGCAGGTACTCGATGGAGCCGGTGAAATCATATTCGTCCAGGTCTATGGTGGAATACTGATCCTGCGCCGCCGTGGCGATGGTGTCGGTGCTGCTCACGGACATATTCGCCAGTGCCAGGATTTGCGCCAGTTGGGTGGTCGTGAGGGTTATCATGGCCATGGAACCGTAACCGCTCAACTGGTTGCCAGCCTGCCCGGTGTAGCGGGTGCAATAGGCGGTGATGTCCAGGTCCAGATCGTTGCGGCGCAGCCACACCTTGTCGATGCTCGTTACGGCCCGCCAGCTCACGCAGTAGACCAGGGTCTGCAGTTTCACCACGGCTGCGCCCTGGGTATGGGCTGCCGCCGTGGTACCGTTGTAACCGCGGGTGACGATGAGGCCACCGCCCGACTGCACCCCGACATACATCCGCTCAGCGTCAACGATGATTTGATCGCCCAGCGCGATGCCGGTCAGGTCCGACGGGTAGATGGTCGTCTCGCCGGTGGTGGCGATGGCGGTTTTCAGCGTGGTCCGTGCCCCCATTGACAGGGCCAGGGCGGGCTGTTTGGGTGCGCTGCCGAAGCATATCGGCAACAGCTTCCCGACGTCCGCAGGGTCTATGGTGGGATAATCGGTGGCAGTGGCCTTCTTGCCGACGTAAAACCGCTCCAGGTCTATGGTCAGGTCCTGGATCGTCAGGGTAATGGTTGTGTCGGTTATCTCGCCGAAATCCCGTATCCTCCCCGGCTGGATGAGTTGTGGCGCCTCGGCTATGCCTCCCAGCCCCAGGTACAGATCGCAGCGCGCGTCATCCAGGGCGCCGGTGTCTGCCAGGTACGCCAGGTCCGGCCCCATGCCTCCCAGGACGAGAACGACCGAGTATTCGGCGACGCGGAAGTCGTCCAGTGCGCCGGATATGCCGTCTCGAACCGCCCCAAGGGATTTGACCACGCCGTATGCCTGGGCCGGGATCGCGGTGATATAGCGGTCATTGTCGCTCAGGTAATAGGTGGCGGCACCCACGGTGATTTTCAGCAGCCAGTACGGGTTGCAGCCGTTTCGGGCCAACTCGGCCTGGAATGCGGCGGGGAATGCTCTCATAGGTCGATACCCTCAATCAGCTGTTTTGCCACCAGCACCAGCCCGTAACAGGGGCCGGAATGCAGTTCGAACGTGGCGCCCACGTTGAGCGGCCACAGCACGGTGCACTCGTCAGGTCCCGCAAACACCAACGTGCAGTTGCCTGCGGCCGCTCCGAACGTCACACTCAACAGGTCGTCCACCCCGTCCGGCTCCAGGTAATAACGCCCGCCCGCATCCTGTCGAAGGATGGGCTTCGCGCTGCTGGTTGCCTGGGAGAGATGGTTCCCTCGACCGCTCTTGTCGCGTATCAGCCCCACCGGCTGCCCGGGCGCGGTTACCGGAGTGGTCCCGGCCGCGTCCTGGAACAGGGTGGAGAGATCCTGCACGTCGAGCCAGAGACCCTGGGAGCCGTCCATAAACAGGCTGAGAGGAGACCACTCCTCCTCCTCCAGCGTCACGGTAATGTCATAGCGGTCGCTCCTCACCGGCGACCGCTGCCAGTCGAGGCTGGTCTCGGCAAACCGCGCCAGCCTGGGCGCCTCGCCCCAGGTCCAGGGCCACTTGTTTTTCATCCCCACGGCGGAGTTTTGGAAAAACGATAGCAGATCCCCCAGTTCGGCGGCCGTGCGTCGAACCAGGGGAATGGTGTGGAAACGCCGCTTGATGGCCGATTTGTTGACCACTCGCAGGCTGCCGTCGCTCATCCAGCCGCGGGGCTGCTTCCGTTCGACGGAGAATTGGTAGGGATAGTGGGCGGTCGACAGGATGGCGTCGACATTGAGCGGAGGTGTGGCCGGAAACGGAATGAACGGGGTCAGGGACAGCAGCGCGATCCGGCCGCGGTACAGGTCGTACCCGGCCTCCTCGATGGCCTGCTTCGGCTCGGCGAACCGCACCTGGATGGTGCGCCCGGTGGCGCCGTCGATGTAGTCGAACTCGTTGGCGGTGTAGTCGACCGCCGCCTGGAACGCCTCCAGGGCCTGGTACTCTTCGGCAGACATGCGCCGGTATTCCAGCGTGAGGGTGTGGACAGCGGCAATCGGAGCGAACCCGTGGCGTGCCCAGCCGATGGAGTATTCCTCCGCCTGCAGCAGCCGCACGGATCCGCTCCGGCCCGACGGCCCGCGCAGTTCCAGTCGGTTCTCGCCGAACTGGAAGATGACCTGGCGGGGGGTGAACGCGTAGCCATCCTGGATGTATCCGCTGTCTACAAATTCCCAGGTATCGGTCATGCCGCGAGACTGTTCCGCAACGCGCGGCGGAGTTTAGGGACAGCCGTTCGGACCAACGCGTCAGCATCTGTTTGAGCGTTACCGGTTGACACCATGGTGATTGGGATACTGATGTTGCCGATGGAGATGCTACTGACGCCGCCGCCCCGCCGGTTGTCAGCTGCAGTGACTACCCGCTCCCCCTCATGGATATAGGCGTAGCCGCCGCGGGTCACGTAGGGTGTCCCGGTGGCAAATTTGGGGACATCGATTGGGTTGCCGTTTACATCGTAGATGGTACCGGCAGGCTGCCCCCAAGGTGAGCCTGCCGCCCCCTGGGCCGCCTGAGCCGCTGCCTGCGGTGACTGGTACCAGTACTGGTCTTTTTTCCAGTCGTCGCGGTACACCGCTTGGCCATTGATAAAACCGACTATCTCGCCGGTCAGGACCTTCACGCTTTCCATGAATGCAATCTGCTCGGAAACCTTCGCGTTCAGCCGGTCCTGGAGGGCGATCTGCTGCGACAGCGCCGATATGGCCACCTTGTTCCCCTCGGCCCAGGCAATACGGATCCGGTCCTGGAGGCCGGCCATGGCGTTGAGCCCCTCGCGCAGCTTGGCCTCGGAATCAATCAGTGCCTTGTCCTTGCCCAGCAAAGCGTCCAGTTCCGCCTGGAGGCGAGCAGTCTCGTCGGCATAGTTGCGACGCTCTTCGTTTTCCCGGGCCTGGGCCAGGGCCTTGTCGATGGCATGCTGTTTCTCTTTAGCAGCCAGGGCTTCCACTGCCCCGCGCAGTTCGTTGGTCGCATCGGTCTGCAGCTGCAGATATTCAGCGCTCTGCTTGTCTGTCTCCTGGCGCCGATCCGCGGCCTCCACGTACTTGCCCTCGTAATCCAGCATCTTGGCGGCCAGTTCCTCGTACTTGTCGGACCGCTTGCGCATCTCTTCCAGTTGCCGTTCCTCGGCCTCAATCATCTTCTCAACCGAGCTGTCGGCCCATTCGGCCAGCTTTGCCCAGCTCTTCTCTTCCTTTGCCAGCGCGGCGGCCCTGGCCTCGGCTTCCTCCTGGAGCCTGCGCTCGCGGCCCGCGGCCAGCTGCCGGTCCTCCATTTCTTTTCGCTTCGCCGCATCGGCGGGCGCGTTACGGTCTCTCTCGGCGAACATATCCTTCGCCGTCTGTACAAAGGATTTTCCGCTCCAGCGTTGCTTCATATCTTCCCACCAGCCGTCGCCGTACGCCTTGAATTCATCCAGGGATCGCCGGGCTCCCGCCAAATCCCCGCGTGCCACAGCCGCAGCTGCCGAACCCAGCGCATAAATCTGCATGGCTCCGGCAATGGCAGTACTGGTGACCGTCGCCACCAGGTTGATAACGATCCGCACGGCATCGGCCACCCCGGCCAGGGCAATAACCATATCTCGGCCCCATTCCTTCAGCTTGCCCTCCTGCTGCAGCCGTTCAGCTTCGGTGTTGGCGTCTTTCAGCGCGTCGGTGTACTTGGTGACGGCCACGATGAGCAGGTCCTGGAACACTTCCCCGACAGTGACCTTTAGGTTGTCGATGTACCGCTGCATCGACGTGACCTGCTTCCCGGCGGTGCCCATGGCCGCCTCGTAGGCCCCGGCAATATCAGCGCCCTTCTCGATGACAGCGTTGGTCCTGGCCATCACCTTCTCGGTCTCGGTCAGCTCGTCGCTGGTCTTGCCCAGTTGCTGGGCCATCTTCTTGTAACTCTGCTCAAAACTAACGTTGATGCCGATGGTCTTCAGAATTTCCACCTCGCCGCTTCGGATCCCATCCACCATGCGGTTAAATGCCTCGGAGGAGTTGATGCCGCCAATGACCGCCGCATCCTGGGCAACCCGGGAAAGCTTCGCCGCTTCGGCCAGGTCCATGTGCGCGCTGGCCATCTTGGTCAGCGTCTCCCGGGACTCTATCATGGCGATGCCGTTTTTCCTGAGTTGCGACTCGTACCGTGCCATCTCGTCGGCCGTATAGCCGGCGTTCGCGCCGACCACCTGCATGGTCACGCCCAGGGTGGTGTAGCGCGCATTCAGCATGGCCGCATCCTTGGCCATATCGAACAGCTTGATGGCGGAAAACGAAAGACCCAGCGCAGCCAGACCATTCTTCAGCCCCCCCACCGCCTTATCCAGCAGGTCCACGTCTTTCCGGGTGGTATTGAACGCACCTCCGGACTCATTCTTTCCCTGGATTATGATCTGGACTATCGCCATTCTGATTCTCCGGATTCAGCTCTCTCAGCAGCCGTTCGACGTGGGCCAGGATGTGCAGGTCCGAGGCGGTGACGCCGTATTCCTCGCAAATCCGTTCGGCCAGGTGGAGTTCGTTTAAATCGACAAGCAGCCCCCGGATCTCCAGGATACGGAGGTCCGGGGGGGTGAGGTTGTCAACGCCGATTGGACATTCGGCGCTGATGCAGGAAGGTTCAATCTGTTCTTCCAGCGCGTATTTCCGGCAAGCCTGGCAGTGCACGGCCGGGAAATCCAGCCGTGCCAGGAAATACGCGGTCAGTCGTTTTTTATTGCCTCGGCCTCCCCGGCCTGGGCCTCGATCTCCATGAACACCTTGGCGTCGATGGTCTGCTCACCCACGAAAACGCTGAACTCGCGGCAGCTCTTCATCAGCAGGTCGCGGTTCTCAGGGGTGAAAGGAATCGGCCGCCCGTCGGGATAGGTAAAACCCGGGAGGTCGTAATTCTTCAGGTGCCGCCAGCCGTGCACCGTCCGCTCGCCCAGCTTCTGGTTCCACACAACCACCCGGTCAGACCCGGTACGGCTCACGAGCTTGTCCGCCTGCTTGCTCAATTCCAGGGCCTCCTCCTTGCCCAGGTAGGAAAGGAGCACCTCCGTGTCCTCATCGAACTGTATCCAGCGTTTCCGCGTTTCGTCGAAAATTCCCAACTTTGCCATTCAAACCTCCGTTGAATTCAGGTTTTCTGTTCACTCTTCACGGTTCACTGTTCACTGATTTTACGCCAGCGGATCCGTGCTCTTCTTGGACATGATGTCCCACGCCACCGGCGTGGTGATGCCGGTCATCCCGGTCGGCGCTGCCAGCGCCCCGAGGACGTTGAATTCCAACGGTTCCTTGATGCGCCCGTTGTCGTCGGTGGGGTTGGCGTTGATCATCTGCAGGTGCGGAAACTGCCACAAGTGCTTGTAGTAGTAGGTCGCGGCAATCAGCGCGCCCGTCGCTGCGATGTCCATCTTGTACCTGCTGTCGGCCGCCAGGGCTGCCAGGTACGTGGTCGCCGTGTGCTTTGGAAATTCCAGCGTGAGCTTGATGTCCGGGAATCCGTCGTTGCTCGGTTCATCCACCAGGTCCTGGGGGTTGGCGCCGGTGGTGCGGTACGCCCCGGTGTTCTCTCCTTTCATCTTCCGCTTGATGGCCAGGGTGAACTTGCTCGGATAAATCAGGTCACCCGCGCCCAGCGCCGCTCCGCCCTGGGCGTTGAGCCGGAAAACCGTCTGGCTGAACATCACCGGGTTGCGGTCGGCATCGGTCGGGATGGTAACGTTGGCGAACGTGGCCAGAGTATTTACGGCCGACGCCACCTCCTTGTTGATGCCGATGACTTCCACGTCCATGGTCAGCGGATTCGGCCCCACCTCGCCGGTGATGGTGATACCGACCACCTTGGCGGTCGGAACCTCCTCGATGTAGGCGATCATGTTCTTGGCGATGGTCAGCATGAGGCCGTAGGGGTCCGTGTTCCAGCGCAGGGCATGCAGGTACGCAGCCGAGCCGCCCTGCTGGGTCGGCACGCCGGCGGTCCCCATCAGCATGGCCGCCAGGAGTTCCATGCCCGCATAGCGCAGGTTGAATTTGTAGCTGGGGGCGCAGGCAATCGGCCCCGGCGTAGCGTCCAGCGCGAACGCCCGACCGCGCGACTCGTCCACCACCACCTGGGCGTCACGCTTCGCCTGGCCGGAGAGAAAGAGAATTCCGTCACCGGCGCCGCACGCCACCGCCGTGCCCCACGTCGCCGCCTTCTTCATTGCCAGCGCCTGCTGCGCTCCGGTCATAGGTCCCGGCATGGCTAGTTACCCCCTTCCGTTGCTTCAGAATCGAGGCCCGAGGCTCGAGGTTCGGGGTTTTCCTCGGTCCCCGGTCCGCGGTCCTCGGCCCTCTCGTTTTCTTCCCGTCTCTCCCGGTCCGCCTTCTCGTGCGGACTCTCGAACCCCTTGGGCCGTTCGAACAACTCCTCGCCGAAGTCCTCGGGGTCGATTTCGTACTTCTGACCGGCCTTGATTTCGCCGTACTTCAGGTGAGTGCCGCCGTCGATTTTCGCCTTAACCGTGATTTTTGACATGGGTCATAACCCCCTTTCACCTATACGCCTATACAATTTCGTTGGCAGGTATCTTCAGCTCCGCGTAGTGACAGAGCACCTGCCCGAACATCCTGACATCGATGACCTCCACCGACACCGGCCCCGCGTCGAGACAGACTCCACCCAGGGTGTGGTCCCCCTTGAACGCGTCGCAGATGGCCTCGATTTTGGCGTTGAACAGCTTCTCGGTGGCATCTTCATCGTTCACCGCCATGTAGTACTTGAACACGAACTGATGGGTCCGGCTCTCCTCGATGACATCAATCTTCTCGGCCGGCATGCCGGTCCTGCAGATCTCCCCGCCCAGGATCCGGCCGGATGCCGTGTCCTTGAAAAACTCGATGAACTTGCCCTGCGTCGCAGCCCAGCGCTCATAGTCATGGGTCTTGCCCACGTTCGGCACGGCGGAGATGATTTCAAAAACCTTTTGACGATTCGCAGATTCAGACATGGCTTTTGCCTTTCACCTTTAACTCAAAACTAAAAACTTAAAACTCAACACTGGGCTTCAGCCGTCGAGTTCGACGGCTATCCTGAACCCTTCCGCCGCGGCCATCGCATCAATCTTGCCGGTGTTCTCGCTGGCCGCCCGCTCGAACATGTGCGCTCCCGGAAAACCCTTCCGGCCGATCTTTCTCCGGACCGCGAACTCGATCCGCTTGGCGGTTACGTTGTCGACTCCGAACTTGACCTCGATCCAGCGAACCAGCGTTCCTTCCGGAGGCCAGGATTTCCCGGCGCTGCGCCCCTTTTCGATGGGCTCCGCGTACTTCTGGGCGCTCATGACGATGCCCTTGATTACCGGCGTCCCCTTGCCCTTGACCTCGCCCTGCATCGATCCGAGCAGGCCGCCCTGGGCGCCGTAGACTCCCTGGGGCGTCCGCTTCTTCACCTCGGCCAGGAGGAACATGGTCACCAGGGTGACCAGCCGATCCAGCCCGGCCTGGGTTATCTCCGGTCCGCGGCCGTCCAGGACTGCGCCGGTTTTGATGGTGGAGACAGAGAGTTTCATGCTTCAGCCGCGATGCTGCCAGCCATCATCAGCCCTACGTCTTCCAGCGTCTCGCCCCATAACCTATCAACCGCAATCACAGCCGTCGCCAAAAACGCCGAGCACTCCCCGGCCGTTGGCGGCGTAAGCCCGGGCCAGCGGGCCGCGTAATCGGCGGCAACCAGCGCCGCCAGGTCCGCCTGGCCTCCGCGAACCGCCTGGACGGTCTGCACGAACGATTCGGCAGCCGCCGTGCTGGCGGCGTAGTGGGTTGCCGGTTCGCTCCCGTCTGCGGAGAGCGGCACGGAAAAGGTTTTGTCCCCGCCGGTGTCCGGATCCAGCGCCCTGCCTATGGCGTTGCCTACCACCAGCAACGGCGCCGGGATAATCATGATGATGGTATGCGGCCACTCAGCCATTGCTCCTCCGTTCAAACGTAGTGTTCGCCAGCAGTTTCTCCCGGACGTGGTAACTGTTGGCATGGCCGGCATGCCCTAACCAGGAGGCGATTCGGCTGTGTATCTTCTCCAGTCCCAGCCGACCGGCGGCGTACTGGCGGGCCAGGGACTTCAGCCTACGCCGCATCCGGTTGACCGAATTTTTCCTGAGCTTCCGGTGGGTAGGCCATATCCGGTACCCGAGGAAGTCCAGCGGTCGGCCGCGCAGCAGGCTGATGGGGAAAATCTGGCTCTTGCTGTTGGTCTGCAGCCGCAACTCCTTGTCAAGGAACGCCTCGATTTCGTTCCGCACTATCGCCAGATGCCGCTTGTCGTGATGCAGCACCACGAAATCATCCATGTAGCGCAGGTAGTAGCGCTCCCGCAGGTAGAACTTCACGTACTTGTCCAGTTCGTGCAGGTAGATATTGGCGAACAGCTGGCTGGTAAGGTTGCCGATAGGTATGCCACAGGCAACATCCTGGGAATCTATGATTTCGTCCAGGAATTCCAGCGTGCGGCCACAGGCCAGGCTCTTGCGCAGCAACTGTTTCAGGATGCCGTGGTCGATGTTGGCGAAGTACTTGGCGATGTCCGCCTTGTAGGCGCAGACCCGGCCGTGTCGGCGCTTGACCTCGCGCATCATCGCTTGAGCCCGGTCCGCGCCCCGGTGCGAGCCCTTGAACGGCCGGCAGGCGTAGCTGTCAAAGATGAAACGGGATTCCCAGATGGGCTCGATGGCGGCGTGGATGGCGTGCTGCACCACCCGGTCCCGGAAGGGGAGGGCCGCCACCAGCCGGCGCTTCGGTTCGGTGACCTCGAAATACCGGTATCGGCCGGTCCGGTACTCGCCCCAGACGAGTTCGTTCTGCAGCTGGATGAGGTTCCCCTCCAGGTTCTGTTCGAACCTGGTAACCTCCGGCCGCTGGCGCTTGCCCCGGCGGGCACGGACATACGCCGCGTGCAGCGCGTCGAAGCTCGCGATCTGGTCGAATATGTAGCTGCACGTTTTCGCCATGTTCGCCTTGGGCGGAGGGGATGAGCGTTCGGCACGCCTACCAGCCCATCCCCTCCTGTTCATGTTCCGGCTTTTGGCCGCGGATGACACGGTCCTTTTGAAAATGCTCTGACGCGGTCCCCGTAAGGGCCGCGCTTCCGGCACCCCTCAAGAGCGGGGCGGAACCCGATGTTCGTGTTCGTGTTGCTGCGCGGGTTATTCAGGTTCAGGGCGAACACGCCCGCATTGCTGCCGTTGTTCCAGTTGCCACCGCGATTCGGCAGACGCCATTTAACCATGTCCCCCGTTCCCGGGCAGGCTCTTGAACCAACCGCCGATCATCCGGCCTATCTCGTCAAGTTGCCTGCTCCAGAACTCGTATTTCCTGAAAGGCAGAAACTCCAAATCTTTCGCCAGCCTGACCTGGCTCCGCAGCAGGTCCAGGCTCGCGTCCAGGTCCTGCAGCGTGGTCTTCTTGTAGTAGCGGTGGTTACAGATGATGACCAGTTTCAGCAGCTCCAGCATGGTCAGTCGGATCTCCTGGGAGAGGACATGCCGTTCCGATTTCGGGAACTGTCGCAGGGCCACGTAGCCGTACTGGATCATCGCCTCGATTTTTTGTCGTATCAGCAGGTCATTCATAGTCCCGGCCGGGCTATCGCCCGGCAGTCAGAGTACAGGAGATCAGAGTCCAGAAACGAAAGCGGGGCGGAACCCGAAGTACGTGGGCGTGCTGCTGCGCGGGTTAGTCAGGTACAGGGCGAACACGCCCGCAATGCTGCCGAGGTTCCAGTTGCCACCGCGAACCGGCAGACGCTCGCCATAGTTGCGGGCGTAGAGCCGATCGCTACTCAAACCAGCTACACCCGGGAACAGGCATAGCGCTTTCAGTATGGATGGCGCCGTTATGCCCACATCAGCCGCGAGGGTTTCGAACTCGGTGGATGTTGACCCGTCATCCCCGCTGCCGGGATTATTGCTGTTGTCAATAACATCATCCAGCTGAGCAGGCCCAACGGTGCCGGTAGTCCCGGCGTTAACCGAGTCGTATTTGAGCGACCCCGCGGTGCCGGGAGCGACCAGGGAGCCATCCTGGAGGATGGCCCGCCAGGCGGCGGAGCCTGCCGAATGGTCGGCGGTGACGGCGTTGTTGTCCTGGATTACCTGGATTTCGCCCACATTGAGACGCATCCCCAGGACCCACTCCCAGACGCAGCCGCACAGGTCCCGGATTCCCCACTGGGTCCCGTCGTGGCTCCAGGATATCGGGCCGCTGCCGGTCAGGTTCCTGGCATTGCCGGTCGGATTGCCGGCCCGGAGCCAGTCCTGGCGCACGGAACCCTCGGCGGGCACTGCGTCGGAGCGGCCGTAGTAGCTGTTGCCGCGGGGCATCAAATTGTTTTTGCGGGCCTGGATCGCGAGCCCGGCCCACTCGGCATTGGTGACCATGTGCCAGCCGGCTCCCTTGGCGGAGCAGTACCCTTTTGCGGTGTCGAAATTGACCGTGTTCGCAGGATCCTTGCCCGGGATGGAGACGGCCCGGGCGTTGGCGATGCTGGCGAGATACTTGCCGATCCAGATCTCGGATTTCGTTACGCCGTTGACGATGAACATGGGGTGGACGCCGTTGCCGTAGACGGCATCGATGTCCTGGAGGTTGAACTGGTCGACCCGCACCATGATGGAGGGCTGGCCCAGGTCATCGAGCATGACCGTGTTCCGCCCGCCGCTGGCAGCCTCCACGGCCGCCCGATCCGGGTTGGGCACGAAAATCGTGTAATTCGGTTTGCCGCATCTTCCGGCCAGGTAATTGCGCAGGTAACTCACAGCTCCACCCCCTCGGTCAGTTGTTTCGCCAGCAGAATCAGCCCATAGCAAGGTCCGGAATGCAGTTCGAACGTGGTGCCCACGTTGAGCGGCCACAGCACGGTGCACTCGTCAGGCCCGGCGAACACCAGAGTGCAGTTGCCTACCGCCGCGCCGAACGTCACGGAGAGCAGGTCGTCCACCCCGTCAGGCTCCAGGTAATAGCGACCGGCCGCGTCCTGGCGCAGGATGGGCTTGGCGGAGCTGGTGGCCTGGGAGAGATGGTTCCCTCGGCCCGACTTGTCCCGTATCAGCCCCACCGGCTGCCCGGCCGCGGTCACCGGCGTGGTGCCGGCTGCGTCTTGGAACAGGGTGGAGAGATCCTGCACGTCGAGCCAGAGGCCCGCCGTGCCGTCGGCGAAGAGGCGGAGGGGGGAGTAGCGGTTCGAGTTGAATCCTATGCCGAGCTTCAAGCCGATCATCAGTAGGACCCGAGCGAGCTGAGATAAACCGCGCCGGCAGTCCCGGTCTCGGGGATGGCAGCTATTTTGTGGGCCGGATCGTCCAACCTCAGGCCGAACGCCTCACCAGCGTTCAGAAAATGGCAGGTGTTGCCGTTAACCGCCGCCACGGGTGCGGCACCGTAGGCAAAGAAAATATTGACCGTAGGCCGGATGACCACCAGTTGTTCGCCAACTGCATTGCTGACGACCGAGGCCGCGCCGAGCACAAGCTTCTGGGGGTTCTTGCATCGAAAAAACATGATCTCCTCCTCAGTGCGTCAACCGCACCCTGCCGTCATCCTTGGGTTTCGCCACGGCCATGGCGGCCGAAACCGGCGTGCTCTTTCCGATGCCGAGGTGATCCCCGTACTGTTCCTCCAGAGAGTCGGCCAGCCGGCGGAACTCGTCCGCCTTGCTCCGGTAATTCACCACGTCCGCTCCGATGGTCGGGTCGCTGGTCTGGCCAAATGCCGCCGCCAGCTGGCGCAGGCAGGTAGCCGCTGCCAGGTTGGCCACCGCCTCCAGGTCAGCTGCCGGGACGGTGCCTTCGGTGTGGGCCGCGCTGTACAGTATCCGGACCGTCTCTGTCGCTTCGGGAGTGTAGGTCAAAAGCCGCAGCTTCGTGGCGGTCGGGGTCCGGTACATGGTCCACATGTCCGAATCCAGCAGCGCCTCCGGCACGACGCCGGTCGGGTACTCCACGCTCTGGATCGAGGACAGCCCCTCCACCCACCCGACCGGCAGCGCCAGGTCATGGCTGCCGGCGCCGGCCAGGTCCGCGCAGACCAGCCGCGGCCGGTTTTTCGAGTAGCGGTTCAAAGCCTCGGTCACCGCGGCTGCATAGTCCCCGGGGTCCGTGAGCTTGCCGGATTCGTCCTTTACCTTTGCCTTGACCAGGTCAATCAATGCCATGTGTCCCTCGGATGAAGGGGGCGGATCCCGCCCCCTCGGAAAAACCGTTTCTACAGGCGCTTCAGTACCAGCAAAACCGTCACGTCCGTAACACTTGGCGTTGTCCCCGCCACGTCCAGGGTGATTGTGAGCACCGCTTCGTCAGCGAGTTTCTTGTCCGTCACTGTGCCGGAGTAGACCGTATCCGCCGCAACCATGTTGATGGGCGCGGACAGGATGGTGGTTCCAGCCTCCAGCACGTCGACCTTGTACGTCTCGTCCGTCGAGGCATAGTCTGCCGTCTCGCAGCTGGCCTGCACCGCCACCACTGCGGCAGGGAACGGCAGCTTGATACGGGCGATGACCGGTGTTGACACGGCGCTGATTGTCCGGTCGAAGGTGACAGGCATGACCATATAACCGGCCGCGCCGGGCGGCGGATTGGTCACGGCGAACGCCGGCAACGTCATAGCCAGCAGGATCAACATCGTGGCCACCGAGCAAATGTTCCGCAGATATCTCTTCATCGTGCACCCCTCTTTCAAATCGCTGTTGATTCGGGGCGGGAGGACCCGCCCCTCGGTTATCTGTTCACTGTTCACTGTTCCTGCCTTTAACCCGCCACCACCGCCTTGTAGGCGCCGCGGTAGTCCACGCACTCGGCCTCGTAATCGTGGCTGACGCGGTACTGGATGCGGCCGCCCACGAACATCTGGCCCACCGCCGGGTTGTCCGCCACCAGCATCTGCGGTTCCTGCTGGCCGTTGAGGAACGCCAGCTCCACGATCTCGTATTCGTTGGGGTCGGCGAACATCATCCAGTCGGTGGCGTCGGTCATGAACGGCACCTCCACCAGCCCCTCGGGCTTGAAGAAACCGTACATGGAGTTGCCGTTGTCCACGGTGACTGCCTGCGGGTTGAAGTTGTTCACGTTCGACACGATGCCGAACAGATCGGCCGGGAACGCCACGGTGACCGGGCGGAGGCTCAGCCGCTCGCCGCTGCCCGGCTCGGTCTGCTTGGCCATGGCCGTGCGCGCCGCCAGGGCCGAGGCGATGGCGTAAGCGGTGGAGCCCAGGTTACCGTGGTCGGCGTGGAAGATGGCCTTGGCGTCGCCGTCATAGGTCGCGTTGCTGATGAACAGGTTCCAGACCCGCTTCGCCATGGTCCTGCGTGCAGCTCGGGGCAGACGGGAGATGATCTTCTGCACCACTCTCAAATCGTCGTTGATGATCATCCGGCGGTTGATGGTGATTATCCCGCCCTTCTCGTTGATGGCGTACTCGACCTTTTCATCCGACACTTCCCCCAGGTCCGGGTAATCCTGGGTATCGGTGTCCACGTCCGGCAGGTCCCCGTAGTAGCCGATGCGGACCGATTCCAGGGTCCGGAAGTCGCGGGCGTTGCGGATGTTGGGGCCGACCAGGCGGGAGACGCCGAAGTCCCCGGCCTCGCGGTAATCGTTGCACATGCGGCGGTACAGGGTGTTGCCCAGGGCGTAGGCAAAGGTCAGGTCGCCATAGGCGGCCTGCATCCTGCGGAGCTGCTGCGGATTGAGCACGCCGGTCACGTCCGTGTCCCCGGTCATCTCCACATAGGCGGCGCGGAGGCTGGTGAACGCCGGCACCCCGCGCAGGTCGTCGGCCACCTGGAGACCGAGCATGCCGTCGAACGCGGCCTGGAGTTTCTCGCCGCTCTCCCGGCCCGCCCGGATTTCGCCCGCGCCCAGGACCCCGCCGGAACCGGTCACTGCGTCCAGCATCTCCTTGGTGGTCTTGATGGATGCCTGCAGCTCGGTAGCCTCGAAGACCTTGCCATCGTACTGCTCCCGGAGAGCTTTCTGTGCGGGCTCCGGCAGTTTGCTCGCCTGGAGCTCGCGTTCCAGGGTCATGGAGCAGGCCATCAGCTTCAGCTCCTTCACCTCGTCCCGCTCGCCGGTCGCCACGAACTCCTTGAGCTTCCCGGCGATGGCGGCCACCAGCTTCTCGTTGTTCTCATCTTCTCCGGCATCCTTTACCGTGGCCGCGGCCACCATCTGCAGGGCCTGGTCCTCGGTAATCGTGCCGCCGTCCATCCCCTCGATGATCTGCTTATGCAGATCGGGCCGCTGGCTCTGCAGGGCCGCCAAAAGCTTCTTCAACATTTTGTCGTCCTCCTCCTGGCCTGCCTCTATGGCTGCGGCCATTCTCAGAAATTGACCATTATTGGTCGGGTTGTACACCACATCCACCTCGACGGCGGTGATCGCCGTCGGTTCCTTCATCTTCTTGCCGGCCACCATCTTGGTGACGGCCTTGCCGGTTACATCATGGGAGAGCCCGAACAGGGTCGGGTTGCCGCGCTCATGGGAGTCGACCAGCCCGTCCCGCAGCCACTTGGCGCTCTTCAGGATGAACAGGTCCGCCTCGATACCGCTGCCGGTGTCCTGCGGATTCTTGAGCCAACCCACGATCTCCCGGACCGATTTGCCGAACGGCTTGCCTCCGGCCTGGTGCTGCGAATCGTTGAGGGCGAATACCCGGGCACCCTCGTACAGCCCGATGGCGGCGACCAGCGGTTCCCTGGGCCAGTTGATTCTGCCGTCCGCGCCTGGGCCGTACTCGATGACCTGGACCCGCCACTGGTAACCGTAATCCTCGCTCCCGGGATCGCCGACCGCTGCCAGGATCCGGCTGGCCGCCTGGAGGGGAATGTACTCCACCTGGCGTTTCACCTCGGCGGCGTCCCCCAGGGTGACCTGATCGTCCGCGATGGCGAAGCTGCGGCGGAACAGCTTGTCGTCCTGTTCGTAGACCACCGAGTCGGCGTACATCTCCACCACGTAGCAGTAGCAGTTCTCACCGCCCTTGACCTGGATGGCGTTGCGGACCAGCTCCCGAATCTGTTCAAAACTGAGTGCCATGATTCCTCCCAGGGGCGGGATGCCCCGGCCCTACGGTTTTTCAGCGGTGGTCTTGTCCACCGAATGCTTGCTGCCGTCAGCGGCGACAAGCACAATCGCATCGCCGCGATCCTCCCAGGCCAAAACGTCGGAGGGCCTCAGCTTCCGCTCAACCGGCACATTGCGCGCGGCCTCGCCCTTCGGCTGCTTCCGCTCCGAGGTGCGGTAGGTCAGACCCTTCAGCCATTTCGCATCGATTTGTTCCGCCATGGTTTGCTCCTTTGACCGTGATCCCGGCCTGGTTTGATATGTTCGCACAACCGGCTCATTGCCGCCGTTCGGTTGACCCTCAATACGATCGAAACTGAACAACATGGTTCACCTCCGTGCCGTGCCGGTTATGCCGTTTTCCTCTTCGCCGTCCTGTCCTGCTGCGTGTAGAAATCCGCCGCGTAATCGGCCGCGTCCCCGAACAGCGGGTGATAGGGGATGTGAGTGCAGCCGCAGCGGATGACCTCCTTGATGGGCGCGGTCGGGTCGCGAGGGTAATGGACCGGCACTCCCTCCGGGGTCTTGTAAAACGGCTTCCCCTCGGTCCTCACCTGGCCGTGCATCAGGATGTGCACCTGACGCGGCTGCGACGGGTGGCCCGCGTGGATCCACATGCTCCCCATCTCCGGCACCGTCTCCCGGGCAGCCTCCAGCGATTTCTCGGTAGCCAGGGAGAAGGCCCTCCCCATTTCGGTGCCGGTGATGACCTCGGCCCGCTCCTCGATGCTCTTGAACACCGGCTTGCCGAACCTCCCCACCGGGATGGGCAGGTCGCGGATGTCGCCGATGAGCGCCTGGGTCACCTCCTGGGGCGTCCGCTGGCCCAGCACTCCCAGGGTCAGCTCGCCCCGGATCTTGTTGTACAGGTCGCCGCGCACCGAGGATATGCGGCCGAAGGTGAACTCCTTCAGCGCGTCCAGGGTGCTGGCGGGGATGGCGATATGCCCCAGCTCCAGCCCGGCCACTGCCGCCGCCTGCGGCAGCAGCTCCGCGCCCAATTCCCAGGTGACTGCCAGCCTGCCGTCCAGCTCGCGCACCGTGCCGGCCGCCCATGAGGTCAGGTGCTCGTCGATGGAGGCCAGCACCTGGCGCAGGTAGTGCGCCGAGTACCCGTCCCCGGGGAGGGCGGCCAGGTCCAGGAGGATCTGTTTCCGGGTCTCCTCGAGGAGCTTCCGGACCGCCTCCTGGCCGGAGAGGATCTCCGCGTCCCGTTCCTTCAGGATGGCCTTGATTTTCGCGCTGACCTTTGCGGCCATAAAATCGACTCCCGGTTTTTCCGTTTCCGGCTTCATTCGACCCCGCACGAGGGCCGCCAATAGTGTCAAAATCTCAAGTCAACAATTTCGAGGGGTACGGTAGCCTTTTCAGCCCCCGGCCGCTCACGGGGCAAATTTCGCGTTTTTCGTAAATCAGGGGTTAGGAGCTGGAGGCTGGGGGTTGGATTTCGCCCCCGACCCCTTATCCCTGGTCCCCGGTTTAAGATAATCCTCATACCCGGGCTCGGTCTCTTCCTGGTCGTCCGGGTCGTATTCGTATCCCAGGCTGGCGATGAAATAGGCGAACGCCTGCTTGGCAGTTTTCTCGTCCATCCAGTTGTTCGCCTGGGCCGTGGAAAGGGCGGCGGTGACCGAGGTAAGCATCTGGGCCAGCTTGGCCACGTCCTTGGCTGAAATCTCCGGGGTCTGGACCTCGTAATCGAATGCCTCTTCCTCCGGCACCCTCAGATAGCCAGCGTCCAGAGCCGACTGGATGACGAAGTCCAGGACCACCTCCATCATGTTCTTGGTCCGTTCCTGGCGGTTGGTCAGGAGCTTGCGGCTCGGCGCGTCCATCTCGCTGGCCGTGGCCCGGTTCACGTCGCCGCCGCCGCCGTACCAGTGCTCGGGGATCCCCACCGCGCCCAAGATGTGATTGCGGTGCAACCGGGCGGCATTCGTGGACTCGTAAGCGTTGAGGCTCGGGGATATGGGCTTGGACTCCACCATGTCATTGTGGATGAACGCCTCGCCGGTCTTCGGCGGCTGGTACCTGGCGCGCTCTTCCTGGAGTTTCTTCTCGTCGGCGCCTTTGACGGTGATGTCGTAAAAGAAAGCGTTGTACTGGGCGTACTTCTCGGCCGAGTCGAACAGGAACTGCTCGTAGGCGTCCAGGTGGTCCGCCACGGTGAACAGGTCGCCGGAACCGCGCATCTCGTTGGTCAGGGCGTTGATGTTGAAGTAGAAGCACAGCCCGTCCGTGAACGTCTCCACCAGGACCTGGGCATCCGGTGAGAGGAAATCCCGCACGTCGCCGTCCAAAACGATGCGGTACTTCTTGCCGGGCCGGCCGTCGCGTCCCTTGAGGATGACACCTATCTTGACCTTGACGTTCTCCGGATCCGGGATGACCTGGTCGATGAGCGCGGGATCCACGTAACCGCAGCGCACCCGGCCGGTCTGCTCGGCCACGAACACCGGCCAGCACTGCTCACCGTAGATGCCCAGCTCGCGAACGAAGTTTTCCCAGTGCAGGTCCATCCGGTTGACCGGGTCGAACCAGAAATCATCGAGGATCTTCTTGGCATCCTCGTTCTTGCAGGTGTAGGGGGTGCCCTCGGCGCAGACGAAGGCGGTGGTGATCTCGATGATCCACTTGGCCAGGGGGTTGGTCTTCCAGAGCCAATAGGCGATCTCGATGGCCCGCTCCTGGGTGACGGTCGGCAACTCCCGGGTCGGTACGCCGGTCAGCCGCCGCCACCCCACCTCGGCCAGGTTGTCGGCAACCGCGGCCTGGAGCCGGTCGGAAACGCGACGCTCGATCTCCGGACCGAGGATCTTTTCTATCAATAAGGATTTGATGCCCATGGTTCTCCTATGCCGCCCTGCGGCCGAACATCCTGCCGAACAACCCCCTGGGGCGCTCGGCGTGGTAATTGGTTTTCTCGGTCTCGTCCCGGGGCGGGGCCACGGCGGCCGTTATCAACGCCCCTTCACACAGCCCCAGTAATTCCTCCAGGCCGTCCGGCCCGTCGTCATGCCCGCCGCGCCCCTTGGGCCGGTAGTAGAGTAGCTGCCGTTTCAGCTCCCGGTGTTCCGCCTTGAACCTGATCCAGCCGTTCTTGATCCAGGGCTGCAGGCGGATGATGCGCAGGTCTTTGTCCGTGTTGGGGGTGAACTCGTCGATGTTGAGCGTGAGCCCCCGGTCGTGCGAGACCTTCTCCAGGGTGCGGCTGAAGAATTCCTGGAACTGGACTGTCTCCATCCGAAACTTGTCGAACGGATCCCGCTGGTGATAGGTCAGGATATCGTCCAAGATGCGGTCCGGCTGGCGCTTCTCGATGTCGGCGATATCCAGGTACAGAATCCGATCCTTCATGCGGCCGCCCAGGATGGCGGATGGGTCGTTCCTCTTGTTCCTCTTGCCCAGCGACGGGTCGCACGACCCGGCGTGAGGCACCCCGGAGAGGTCCACGTCTCCCTCTTCCCAGTCCTGGAACCACTCCTCGAAAAACACCTGGTCCTCCGGGTTGAGCGGTTCGTTCTGCTTCTCGCTGTCGAAGTAGGCCGGGCCGTCCGATACCCGCATCTTCATCAGGTAGTAATACGGCTCCATCTCCGGCCACAGGACCTCGGTCCCGGCCAGCATCTCTTCCCGGTGATGCTCGAAATAGTTGTCCGCGGCCGCCTCGGCCAGCTCCTTGCCGATGGAAATGTCGGCGAAGATCCGCTCCCACTCTTCCCATCGCCTCGAGATCGACCACCTGATGACCGCCTTGAACTTGCGCCCCTTCCAGCCGGGCTTGTCCAGGAGCTTCTGCAGCAGGCTCTCGTGGTGAAGGATGGTGCCGACCACAATGTACACCGTGTCGGGCTGGCCTATCTTCATCAGCGCCTTAAAGAACCAGTTCTCCAGCTTCTTGCGCTGGTCAGGACTCTCCACCGACTCGTCGTTTTCCAGGTCGTCGCCGATGACCAGGTCGGGTCTGAAGCTGCCATGGCGCAGACCCCTGAGCTTCTGCTCGGCGCCGGCTGCCTGGATCTTCACCCCGTTCCTGGTGATGATCTGGTCGCTGCGCCATACCGGCCCTTCGCCCACCAGCTCCGGAAAGTCCTGGCGCAGACGCTCGTTGGTCTCCAGCTCCAGCTTGATAAAGGAAAGGAACGCCTCGGCCTGGCCGCGGGTCTCGGACACGATGAGCGGGTAGCGGCGCTTGCGATAGGCAGCCACCCACGCGGGCAGCAGAAACGTGGTCCAGGTGGATTTCGCGTTGCCGCGGGGGGCGGCGTCCGCTTCCTTGTCCCCCTCGCCGGTCTCGATGGCCCGCTCTATCATGGCCGGGTACCGCTCGGCGAAGTAGCGGTGCAGGGCGCTGGCCGGCTTGGAAAAGTAGTGGGGGAAGTAGGTCCGGCCGAAGAAGGCCATATCCTTTTCCGCCTTGGCCTTGCGCTCCTTCTGCGCGCGCTTGTCGTCAGGGAAGGGCTTGGCGGCCGCCTGGATCTGCAGGCGGATCGCCTCAACCTCCTTGTCCCACATGCGCTTTTTTGCCTGGCTCAGCGATATCGCCATTTACGCTGCATACCTTTCCCGGCCATACTGCACCAGGTCGTCGAAATGTTCCTCGAGGGAGGAGAACAACTCCGGGGCATTGGCCCGGCTGTACTCGATGATGTCCTTGATGACAGCCAGGAACGTCTCCCCCTTCTGTCGGGCTATCGTCTCCGCCGCCTCGCGGGCGATGCGCGCCCGCTTGTCCAGGATGGCCTCGATCTTGGAAAGGGCGTCCAGGTGGGCGCTGGCCTGCAGCGGCTTGGCCTCGATCTCCATCATCAGGGTATCGCGCACCAGGAGCAGCTTTGCCTCGTACCCCTCCTTGGCGGCCCTGGCTTTGTCCCACTCGTCCAGCTCCTCGCCGTAGTTCCTGGAGCGGGCCTTCCACTCGGACAGGGTCTGCCGGGACACGCCGAGCATCTCCTCGATCTCGGACAGGCCCTTGCCCTGCTCCACGTAGAGCATGCGCGCCACCGGCTCCAGCCGAGCCCTGTCACCCTTGACCGCCATCAGTCTTTACCCTTCCAGTGCCGGCAGGCCGGTCGCTCACGGTGAACCATCTCCGCTTGCGGTTCCAGCAGACACCTGCCATTGCTACCGTCGCCGGTCCAGCCGTTCATGCACCACATGCCGTAATCCGGCTGGTAGTATCTGCAGTTTCCGCAGTTCATCGCAGCTCCCGCTCCAGCCGGGCAATGTCCGAACCCACCTTCTGCAACTCGGCCCAGGCCATGACCAGGCTGTCCATCTGCTGGGCCAACTGGGGCACCTCCAGGTCGTCCACCGGCGTCAAAGCGGTGTTGAGCCCCTGACGGATCGCCGTGGCGTCCCCCTCGATTTTCAGCCGCAACCGCTTGGCTGCTTCCTGCAGCTCGGCCAGTTTGCCGCGCATGGCGGCCCGTTCCAGGTTCATCATGAGGTTTGCCTTTCCACCTTCGGGTCCTTGCGCATCAGCGGGCAGAACAGATTGTTGTCCACGGCGAACTTCACGCCGGTCATGGTCTGGGTAGAGAGAACCAGCAGGTCCTTCAGGTCGCCGGTCACGTGCTCGTAATTCTTCACCAGTTCGATGTTGTGCTCGTACATGCCGACCACCGCGGCGTGTCGCTTCTCCTGTGCCCGGGAAATGACGAACATCCCGACCCAGGGGCCAACCACTACCAGGACGAAGACGGTGACGAGCGGCCATGTTCCAATCTCCCGGAATATGGCGACCAGGGCGGTGAGGGCGGCGACGTCCTGAGGAGTCATCAATTACCCCCTAATCCGAGAGCCCGGCGACCGCGGCCTCGATGGCGGCGTTCACCATGCGGCCAGTGAAGTCTTTGCCCAGCTCCATGCCCTGCATCTCCATCGCCAGGACAATCTGCTTATAGGCGAAGTCCTTTTTCTCCGTGGAACTGATAGCTTTTGCAGCTGCTGCAGCAACGGCGGCCTGGGCCGCGGTGGCCAACAGCGGGCCGATCATGGTCAGAAACTGCCGGATCATCGGCCGGAAGAAATCCCACAGGCTCGACGCTAGAAACTTGATTTTCTCCCACATAGTCAGACTCCTTTTTGCTGAACAGCCGTTTGAACCACGCGACCAGGGCCATGTCCCAGTCGCAGCGGAAGGTTTTGGAGAATTCGAATCTCACGGAAACTGGCCGGGAGTGCGGCCGTCCCATCTGTGCGGCTCCAGGGGGACGGGCGGTTCCTGCGCTGGCGCTTCGGTCTCTTCGGGCACAGCCGGGACGGGAGCGGTCCGGGCTATCTCGGTCCGTGCCTTCTCGATTTTGTGGCCTACACCAAGGATCGTGAAACCGCCGGTGATGTAGCCGATGGACGTTTCAATGCCCGGCCTGGGCAGGCCCTGGTCGGGAAACATTTCCCCTATAAGGCCGGTCACACCCATCAAAATGAAACTGCCGCCGCCGATCTTGGTCTTGCAGCCGTCGAGCTTACGGGCGATAAAGCCGAGCAGTTTGCCGATGAGCCAGTTTTTCATGGTGCCTCCGTGCAGATGCTGAGGATGTTGTCATACCGCCGGCGACAGTCGTCGGGCCGTTTCTTGCCCCAGGCCGTGTGTTTCAGCTTGAAGGTGAGCACATCCCGGGCGGTGGCCTGGCGGCCGAGTTGGGCCAGGTAGTGAATGAGGTATCCCGGCCTGTTGATGTCTGACAGGTAGTACTGGTTGTCATAGTCGGCCACGGCCAGGAGGGCTACCCCGTCGAATCCGATGCCGTGTTTTTCCAGTAGGCGGGAAGCCTTCTGCAGGCATCCGGTGAGCTGACGTTCGTCGTATTCGCAGATCGTCAGGGCGTGCTGATATTCCCGCAGGCGAGCATTCAACGGGGCCACGTCGATGTTCTGGGCACGGAGGGCGTCCACCTCAGCCAGGGTGAAGCCGCAATCCAGCAAACACTTGGCGGCCAAGGGATTGTTGGCGATGTCGAACTGGCAGACACCGAACGACCAGCCCGATTTGCCGGTGCGCTCGCCGTCCGGGTCGGAGAAGCGGAGGGCCAGGTCCTCGTTGCCGCCCAGCTCGTTGGCGATGATGATGCGACGGAAGGTATCGGCGATGCTGCGGGACATAATTGCTCCTGGTATCGTGGGGGGCGGATCGATTTCCGCCCCCCGTCCTCGGCGCCGGAATTCCCGGCTTCTTCAATTATGGCGTCTGCCCAGGATCACGGAGACTGGGGTCGTGGGCGCCCTTGGTATTCATGGATGAAAAGGCGGCGGGCCGGAGCCCGCCAAGAGGTGAGTATGGCTTCAGCAGGATGGACTATAGCGGAGCTTGTAAAGAATGGGTCGGTCGATGGTTGAAGAAATGCAGAGGGGGAGAAAGGCTATAACCCTTTCTCCCCCTCTGCTTCTGCGGCTATCAATACTCCTGCGGCTAAACTGTGTCAAGAGCCAAACAGTTCGCCTTGTTTAGACTTTTCCCTGGCTTGGGATAGTATTTTGTACACCTCAGAAAGAGACAGATTCGTGTCAAAGGCCATCTGGTAATGATTGCCGCCGGTGAAATTTTTCATAATGTAGGCCCGTTTCGCGGGCATCAGCAACCTGTCGGGGTCCATCAAATAGATGGGCTTGCCCTTGCATTTACCCGCGAGCTTGATGGTATTTTCCAGGCCGATGGTTTCAATCACCATCTGGTAAAAGCCTGGGAGTTTTTCCAAGTCAAGGTACTCCAGGTATTTCATATGCTCATTTTCTCCCGAAGGTTCCGCAGCACTTCGCGTCCCTTCTCCCGGTCCGCCTCGGTCGGCTCCGGTACCGGCAGCGACACCCGCGCCGGCCGGGCCGGCATCAGCTCCAGCAATTGCTTGGGAGCGGGCCATTCCTGGACCTGGCCGAACAGCTTCTCGAACCCAGCGCGGATCCGTGGCGCGTCCACCTCCTCGATGGTGCAGATTTTTTTCAACGATACGAACCACACGTCGGCATTCATGGCGATCAGGTCCGCCCCGGGGGCAAACTTCAGGCTTTGTGCCACCAGCGCCTGCAGCCCGGCGGCGATCTCCCGGCAGAGCCAGTCATCACCGGCCCAGGCCTCCAGCGCCCACACGGCGGCGGCGCGCTTGCTCACCGGCTCGTCACCACCCCCCGGCCCCCTCCTTGATAAGGAGGGGGAGCCCGTAAGGGCGGGGGTGGTCGTATTTTCCAGCACCCGCTTGAGGTAATTGTGGTTCTTCAGCGGCTTCAGCTGCCCAGCCTCCCGCTTCTGCCGCATCGACTCCACCGTTTCGGCCAGGGCCGTCTCCAGGCGTGCGGGCTCGGCGTCCAGGGCCATGACTTCCTTTGCCAGCTTCAGCGCCCGGTCGAACGCCAGGGCGCGTTTCGGCGAGCGGAACAGGGTCAGATAGGGGAGGAGAGACGGCAGCATCGAGGCGCGCATGCCGAGCAGCTCGCGCGCCGCCTCGTCCTGGGTCAGGGCCTCGATGGGAAATTGTGCGTGGCAGATGGGGCAGTGCAGGTTCATTCAATCCTCATTTGATTATTGATAACAGCCGCAGGAGCGGACAAGCCGCTCAGCGGCGGGCCGTTATGGTGTCTCGATGTACCGCTTTCCGTTGAGCAAGCCAGCCTTGTAGAAAAATGGGATGCCTGCCGCTTTCGCCTGTGCTTGCAGTCTCATTGCCCATTGTCCATCAAAGGGGCGTTTCCCCTTGCCGTTCTCCGGGCCGCAGACGATCCACGATAGCGACGGACGCATGACACAATGACCAGAGGTTGACGGGCATTCCGCATCTGAGTAATGGCCGCATTTCACACAGGTATTTTCCAGGTCAATCGGCTCCAGCATCGGTTCAATCAGCGCCCCAACTTTCCACCCGTCATGCAGTAGCTTGTTGACGTGCGGCAGGCGCTCTGTTACCCGCTCCCGATCTTCCATCGTGACCAGATAAATCAACTTCTCTTTGCGGATCGGCAGTGGTCCTGCCCCATGCGGCCTTTGCCAATACTTCACAACCTCTTCGGGTCGCTTCGTGCAGATAATGTGGAAGTCCGGGCCGTGGCCTATCAACCGATGTAACCCGTCCCGCAGTTTGTCCGACACGATGGGGTGAAACAGGTCATTCCAGTACGTCCAAACACGAGGCTTGCGCTTGCTGCCGAATGTTTTCGGCATGATTTCAAGCAGGCGTTCCGGTCGCTCAGTAACCGTGCCGTCAAAAGCTTTGCCACCATTGAACCTCATCGCCATTGCTTCAGACCAGCAGTTGATGCAGCCAGGAGAAACCTTTGTGCATCCTTCCACCAGCGTCTTGCTGTGCGTCCAGAATCGACCTTCAAGCAGTTCCTTTTCTAAGAGCGGTGCTAAATTCATGATTTCCCCTCCGACACCATAACCAAGGGATGCACGGGAAAAAAAGACTCCCGTGACCCTCAGCCGTTAAATTCACCCTGGACACGCCCCACAATCGCAACACTCTTCACCTTCTTCTAAGCAGCATATTTCCCTTTTGTGGGGAGATGCATGTTTCTTAATTGCGTCCAAAGCTATCAGAGTAGCCCGCACCGCACTGGAATTCGGAGCGTCAACAGTGAGCGGCGGGTCAAACTCCACATTAACACTGATTTCTCCGCTTGGTTTATCTGTGATTATCATAGTCGCTTTCATCTGTTGCCCCCTTTTTGCCTCGTCTCCCCAAACATCTCAACCTGCTCGGCCGCTCCACCCCGCCCCTCGGCAATCTTCCTCGCCCGCCGCTCCGCCTCGGCCCTGGGCAATCCGCCCAGGTACTCCATCAGCGCGGCGCGCTCCTCGTAGACCGCCCATTCCTCCGCCGTCATCGCCCCAGATGCTGCAGAATCACGGTCAGGATGACGACGACGAGGACGATTCCGGCGCACCAGCATATGACTGTCTCTCTCGGGTCTTCCATGTCACCCCCTGCAAATCCAAAAATACAGCGCCACATGACCGCCGATATTCGCAGCCATGCCTATGACAAAACAGAAAAGGGCCTCTTTCAACAATCTCCGATCCGACTCGTTCATGCTGCCTCCTCCAGGCGCCGCCGAGCCAACCGAATAACAGACTCGCAGCGCGCCGCTTCCACGTTGAACAGCTGATAGATAGCCGGGCGTGACTTGCGGATACAGACCAGGTCGAAGCCGTTGGACCGCAGTTCGCAGGCAGCCGAGTTGACCGCCTCCACCTCGGCCCCGCGGCTGATCTCCCGGGTGGTCCGCTGCCTGCCGTCCAGCATCAAATCCAGGACCCGCTGCAGCCGGTCGCTGTCCTCGAATCTCGCGTAATGGATGCCGTTGCTTCGCTTCATCGCACCTCCTCGATCCTCGCTCCTCGAACCTCGTTCCTGGTTTTCCGGCTGCTCATCAGGCCCGGAGCGCCACCTCCGGACGATACCACCCCCGCCCTGACGGGCTCCCCCTCCTTGATAAGGAGGGGGCTGGGGGGAGGTATTTCGCGAATTACCCCGGCAATCTCATATGCCTGTACTTGCTGATCCTTGACCAGCACCTGCAGAGAGGGCATGCTATTTGCGCGATTTGCCTCGTCTCCCCTGATGTAGACTTGTAAGTCGCCCCCTTTTTCTCCCGGGTGAATTCCTTGCCATAGTTCCTGCAGTTACTGTTCTTGCAGGTGGCGATGAAAACAAAATACGGCAGTTTCATAATCCCTCCCTATTTCAGCACCACCGACAACTCCCCAGACTCCAGGTCCCGAAAGAGGGTCAGCAAGAGCCCCTCGCCCATGCAGTCCGTTATTGGGACCGCATCCACCAGCCCCAGCTCGGAGAGCGCTTCCCGCAGGTCGCCGACCGTCTCAACACCTATGATTTCCTTTTCCCGTTTCAGCTCTCCCATCGCGCAGGCCCCTCCTCGAACCTCGTTCCTCGATCCCTATCCTTCGCAGCTGTGCCCGCAGCAGATGCAGGTAAAACAGCCGCTCATGTGGATCATCCTCGCGCCGCATTCCGGACAGGTCATCATGTCGCCTCCATGAAAGGTGATTTGTCCCGCCCCGCGCCGGCAAGGGCGGATACCTTGACAAAGCTCGCGGGCACCACGATGCAGCAGTACTCCTCACCGCACCCTCCGCAGGTGAAGCTGACCTCCATCCCGATGATGAGGCCGCTTTCCAGGACGTCGATGTCATGCTCCTCGATGTTGTGTGCACATCCCGGGCAGTTCATCAGGCCGCCTCCTCCATGTCCTCCGCCTCGCCGGCCGCTTCCTTCAGCATGGCGTTGACGATCTTGTCCACGTCGCTGTCCACCGGCTTGACCAGGACCACGTCACCGGTCCCCTGGACGGTGACGCCGAGCTTCTTCAGCGTGATGACGTCCAGCTCGCCCAGGGCCTTCTTGATGACCTTCTCGATGACCTTGATAAGCAACTCGTGCTGCTCCTCCGGGAGGTGCTTCCGGATCAGCCGGATCACGGCGGCCTCGTCGTCATACTCCAGCCCCCCTTTGCCCTTCTGCAGGCCCACCTTGATGCCGCTGATGATGATGCTGCGCGGCTTCTTGAACAGGTTCCGGCTGTCGTCAATCAGCGCCTCCAGACTCCCCTTGGCGTTGGCCGTGTCCGCCGCCGTCTCCTTGATGGCCGGGAGAAAATCCCGCTTCAGCTCCTCGATCCTGTCCTGCAGCTCCTGGACCCGCAGGATCAACAGCTCCCGGTTGTCCGCGTAGTGCTTCGTCGCCGCTTCTATCTCTGCCAGTGATGCCATGTTGCCCCTTTCCCGGGCGGACTCCATCCGCCCCTACCGTTTATTGCGCCTCTTCAGCTCCTGTCTGACCCTGTCCCTGTAACCCCTTACCTCCGCCAGTCTGTCGGCCAGCTCCTTGTCCATCCTGGCGTTGTGCGCGGCGGCTCTTGCGTCGATAGCCGCCACGTCCCGCTGATATTGCTTCCAGGCGCGCCAGCATGACCCGGCGCTCACGCCCGCCATGGCTATGAGCAAGATGGCAGTTATCGCCCAGCCGCTCACGCTGCGATCCTCGGCCTGGTCCCGACCAGCCTGGGCGGCGCCAGGCACCCGCTGCATACCAGTTGCACCGCCAGCGAAGCGGCGCGCGCCGCCTGCTCCCTGCGAAACTTACGATATTTCAGCCAGCTCATAAGATTGCGTACCATTCGAACCCCCTTTCAGTAGTGCGGCATATCGTTGAGTTGCTTCTCGTTTTCCTTGTCGGACCGCTTGGCCGTGGCGCCGTACGGGTACCAGATCACCAGAGCCACGGCCGCGATTGCCAGATACCAGAGCACCAACCTCAGCACGTCTCCACCTCCCGTCACCCTTACCGGCCCGGCGCTACCGCGCCCATGGCCTCCAATGCCTTGACCACCTTCTCGACCTTGTACGCCCGCAGGAACCGGAAGTGATGCACGCCCACGATCCGGTAGAGGAACTGCAGCAGCGCCTTCTCCCGGCTCTCCGCATCCGGCATCCGTGACACGTCGGCCCACATCCCGGCGATCATCCGGCACTGCGCGCCGGTGGCCATGCCGGGCCTGCCGTCCAGGTCGGCGTACAACTTGCCGTGTACACTCCCCCCTTTGGCAAAGGGGGGCCGGGGGGGATTCCCCGCTTTCCCGTTCAGCTCCGCCACCAGATCCTCCGCCTCCGCCCAGCTCAACTCCTTGCAACTCGCAGCTCCGAACATCCCCTGGAGCAGCGCCCGGTACTCGTCATCCGCCATGCCGAGCTTGCCGACAATGGCGTGGATCTGCTTTATCTGCCGCCCGTTGATGGGCTGTTTTCCGTAGCGTTTAGGTTTGGTGTTCATGACAGCACCATCACGCCCGGCAGGAAACAATGGACATCCGGACCGTTCACGAAAACCAGGCCGTGTTTGCAAAGAGCCCTTGCCATCCGCCACGCCGTGGCCCACATTTCCCGTGTGGCCGGCGCAAAAATCACCCCCTGACGGCTCTCCCACTCATCCACATCCCACTCCTCGCTCTCGTCAGGCCGATAATCGTCTACTTGGATACGAAGCAGGTTGGGAATTGCAGGTGCAGTTTCTTCATAGCCGTGATCCGTGTTATCCACGATGTCGACCAATATGTGGTCCCGGAGCATCGGCGCAAAATCATTGATGCCGTCTTTCGTGAGTACCATGCTTTGCATACCTTCCTCCTTTCACTATTCACCCTTCACTGTTCACCGGTTTCAGATCGCCTCCACGATATCCGCCGATACCTTCGCCTCGCCCCAGTCGCAAGCCAGGTTGAGCGCCCGGGCCACGTAATTGTTGACCAGGAGCGGGTAGGCGTGGCTGACCTTGGTCTTGCCGTCGCGGCCTGTGCTGGTGAGCCGGCGGGAGAACGCTTCGAACGCCTCTTCGGCGAAGATATCCTCCAGCTTCGCGCCGATCCGCTTAAACTTGACCGACAGGTAATCCCTCAAGTGACCGTTCAGCCCCTGGATCTCGGCGACCTGCACGCGGCGGATCACCTCGCGCATGTCCACGTGCTGTCCCTCGTCGAACATCTCCTTCAGCTCGGTCTGGCCTATCAGCACGATGCCGAGCAGCTTGCGGTAGCCGTCCTCCAGCTCGTAGAACCGCTTCAGGAACTTGAGCGTCTGCACGCTCAGGTCGTGGGCCTCCTCGATGATGAGGCAGGCGCGATAGCCCGATTTCGCCCGGTCCAGCAGCAGGCGCTGCACCTGGCGGGACTTGTCCTCCAGTTTCACCTTGGCCTTCTCGCTGCTGATGTCGTAGACGATGGCGTCGCAGATGGAACCGGCGGTGAGCCTTGTCTTGTCGATGGTCTGCGGATAGATGACCAGCATGTCGCCGTCCCGCTTCAGCTGCTCGATGACCTTGCGCCGCATGACGCTCTTGCCGCTCCCGACCTCACCGATGACGGCCAGGAAACCGCCATGCCGGGCGGCGTCGAGCATGGCCGCCTCGATGTAGCGGTGCTCGTCGCTCATGTAGATGTCGCCGTCCTTTTGGATGTCGTCTATGAACGGGTTGCGGAACAGCTTGAAGTTCTTCATTGCCTCTTGCGAAATCATCTCTACCTCCCATTGAATAGTGATTGCGTGGGGATTCCCCGGGACCAGCGCTGGGCCGCGCTTGCCCTTTTTCCAGGTGTTGGTCGGGTGCGCCCCGTGAAGTTGCTTGCCGAGCGGGTTCCAGATGTCGGATATCCGGTACCCGGTGCGGTCCAAGTATTCGTGAACCCGTGAAACGCGCAGCAGGAATTGCTCGACCCTCACTCGGTAATCCGGGGTCCGGACCGGCACGGCGCCTTTGTTCAGGATGTTGTTCACCGTGGGCCGCGATACCCCCAGGTGGCGGGCCAGATCGCCCTGATTGATGTCGCACTCGAGCGCCAGCTCCTTGAGGATGATGGCGTCTTGCTCCAGCAGGCGTACTGGTGTCGGTTTGGCCATGTCACACCTCCAGCGCGCGCATCAGGTCGTGGGCAGCCCGTCCGGTGGCGGAAAAGGGGGCGGCCAGCCTGAGAAGGCCGGCGATGTCCTGGTGATTGCCGCTGATGCAGCCGACTCTGCCCCGCTGTGCATCCACGCGGTAAACTTCGGTGTAGATTTTCCCGTCACGTCTTACCTGGATGGTGTATCCCGTGCTGTCCAGGTCGATGGTCACTCTGCTTGCCATTTCACACCTCTATTGAATTTGAATTTCCAGCCTCCAGCCCCCGCCGTTAATCCCCGGCAGCCAGCTGTTGTTTTTCCTTCGTCTCCCGACCGGTGAGCCGGGCGATTACCGTCTCGATGTCCCCCGCCGTGACCGTGCCCCGGAACTCGGCCCGCAGGTCCCGGTTCGTCTCCATGGTGAGGATGATGCCCGCTGCTCGCAGCCTCTTGAACAGCTCCATGATGGGGTATTCAACCGGAGCGGCCGGCCGGGCAATCTCGATGGGCACTCCGCGCTTGGGCATGGTGGCCAGGTTGTCGACCTTGTCGGCCTGGTGGCCGAATACTGTCAGTCCCTCGAAGGGAATATCCCCCTTCTTGGGAGCCTTCTCGCCGTGGGCGATCTCGTTGATCCGCTCGATGGCCCGCTGGGTCTGGGTCATGGGTTGCGCCCCGTATTCGACACCGATAACCTTGGCGTGCTCGCTAAACCCGCCCAGCTCCGTGCCCAGGAACTTGACCGCCTGGACCTCATAGGGTGTGTTCTGCCACATGACCGTGACCACCCGCTCGTTTTGCCAGCGGTACGGGTTGACGCACACCTGGACCCTGGCGTTGTGGTGCATGCCGGGTAGATGTTTGACCCGGAAGGTCTCGGTCCGATAGCTGAACTGGTAATTGCGCACGGTGCATTCCACCGCGGGGTCGGTGTAGATGATCTGCAGGGTTTCGTCATCGGGCAGGTCGCGCAGCTGCTCTGGCTGGATGCGCAGCCAAGAGGCGAGACGGGTCTCTCCGTGGCGGGTGTGCTTGCGGGTGGCGTGGAAGTGGATCATCCAGTCGCACGCCCAGCAGTTGAGCTCTTCAACCGAGTGGGCCGGGCAGATCCGCAGACGGGTCTCGAAGTGGTTTTCGATGATGGTGTGGGTGGTCTCGACCGCTCCCTGACGGCGGGGATTGTAGGGTTTCCCCTTGGGTCGCTCGATGCCGAGGCCCCGGAAAAACGCCTGCATGGCATGGCTTTGCTGGGCGCTGCCCGCGTCCATTAGGATAAAGAAGGGGACGCCGCGGAACGGCAGCCGGCTGTCGTCTTTGGCCCGCCAGCAGATCTTCAGAAAGTCCCACAGGTTCGCCCGGCTCTCGCCCTCGGCCACGTAGTAGCGAAAGAAGAACAGGCCGGAAAAGTGATCGTCCAAGACGTAGCGCAGGAGCTTCTGTTTGACCCGACTGAAGGCGTCCGGCTTGTTCTTGTAGAAATCGCGCTCGTCCATGATGCCCATGCGGCCGTCGCGCAGGTAGTACTGGATGCAGACCGAAACGTCGACCAGGTGGCAGTAGTTTGGGTGCAGGCTCCGGAGCTCCGTGTGCGGGGTTGGGTCTTTCAGCCGTTCCTTGCTCATCTGCAGTTCCCTCAAGTGCCGGGCTATGGTCCCGGCGCATGCCTGGCCCGGCTCGATGATGCCGTTGTCCACCGCAATCTCCAGGGCCGTCTCAATAGGCATGATGGCCCCTTTGTTCTCCCTGCCGGTCTTGAAGAGGATGCCCGACAAAAACGTGAGCTGGTCATCGGTGAGCCCGCATTTCCGGGAGCCCCGGTCATCCCGGGTTTTTCGGCCGGATTCGAATCCGTTGCCCCGGGCAATCCGGTAGAGATGTTCCCGTGAATAGCCGGTCTGCTCCTGGTAAACGGCAATGATTGCCGTTCGCTCTCCGTGTCCCGCCGTGCTCAACCTTGTCGCCAGCTCTGTCTGCCACATACTCCCCTCCTGGATGGATTTCGCTTATTATCCCTGCTTGCTCCGCTCGAACGGAGGGATCCAATCCTGTTCGGGGGCCATGCCGGAGGCGGCGTGCCGGTCGTAAGCCGTGTCGTAATAGGCGTTCAGCTCCATGCGGGCCTGGTTGAGGAAGGCGACCAAGGCGGTCTTCGCCCTGACGCCGGGGACCTCCTCGGCGTCCACCAGGGAGCGCACCTGGAGCAGGTACCCCTGGAAGGTGGTGGAGAGGTTTTCGACCTGTTGCAGGAAGGCGTCTTCTTCGGGGGAGAGGTCTTTTGCCCGTGCTTCGCGGGAGAGCTTGTCCAGGTCTTTCTGCAGCTTGACCATGCTCTTGTGGGTTTCCTTCTGGACCCGCTCGTGCGCCTTGCCCTGGGCCGATAGCTCGTCTTTCAGCGCAGCCTGGTCCTCGATGACCTTCTCGATGGCCGCCTGCAGATCCTCCTTGTGGTCGGCATCCAGGGGGATGCGCTCGCCGGATATCTCGATGGCGTCGTCAATTACCTGAATGGTGCCGTCGTGGGTGAGTTGGCGAAGCTTGCGCAGGTCGCGGTAGCCGACCTGTAAACTGGCGACCGTCTCCAAAAAATCTTCACCAAAGGCGGCAAGGTTCTGCAGGTCCTCGTCAACTGTTCTCCTGTCTTTTTTCAGGTATTTACAGAAATCGTCCCAGGTGCCTATTCCGGGCAGGTCGCGGTATATTTTTGCGGCCTTTACATCCTTCAACCAGATCAAAGTGGAGACGGTCGCCATTTTTGCGATCATTTCCACGCCCTGGATCCTGCCGATCATCTCGTGAGATTGTGCTATCAACTGCTCCCGTTCCTTCAGCCTGGCTACTTCCTGGTTCGCCTCGGCCTTAGCCACGTCGTAAATCTCTGCGACAGCCTCAATTCTCTCGTCGTTACTCTGTTTCCGGCCCATTACTCGCCTCCCAGTTTTTCAAGATCGTTATCAATCCGTTGGCGCTCAGATTCGAGGTCGGCTTTTTTTCTGGCCCAGAAAAGCGCCAATACCATCCCGATCCGCCAAGCTCCACCCACTTGCTGTACAAAACCGTTATCTTCCAAGGTTGCCAGGTGGCACATCACCGTGCCCTGGGCCATATTTACTGCCTTTGCTATATCCTGGCCGCTCATCGGTTCTTTCTGCCTGCCAAGAAACGCGAGGATTTCACATGCCTTATGCACCGCCTCGATGCGTTTATAAGTGGTTGCCATGTCCCCTCCTACCTGATGCCGCGCTTGGCGCGGAGCTGCGCTATTTCCACGTCCAGTTTCCGCTTATCTTCCTCCAGTCGTGCCAACCGGACCAGGTCCAGGTCCTCGGGATTCAGCACGTCCGATCCGAGTGGATCCAGCAGGTAGCGGAAGGGCTCCAGGGAGCCGATGGAGTGACACACCGCTGTCAACTGCTCGGCCCGCATGCCGTAGCTGAGGTCCGAACCGCAGTACTTATCCAACGATTCCTTGCTCACGCTGGACCTGGTCAACCGGCTTACCTCAGCGGCAATATGGTAGCGGTCCTTACCCTGCTTCGCGCAATCATGCATCGTGCGCGAAAGACACTGCCGGAAGCCCAGGGAGACATCGAACATCCCCTCAACCACCCCGGTGTCGAACAGGTTGGTTTGCGCGGACAGCCTCTCGTCCAATTTCTGATTTCGTTTCACTGTTGCCGTTCCTTTCCGGGCTGGTAATCTCAAATCATGTTTGATAGAGTGCACAACAATGTTGGGTTACGCGGCGCACTGCAGGCCGGGCTCGTCGTCCGGCCATAATTCGCTAACCGCCACACCGCAAGCCTGTGCAATAGCACGGCGGATGCGCCGGCCTACTCGACGGCCGGTAATTACGAAGGTTACATAGCTCTCCGTGACGTTCTCCTGGGCGGCGATCTGCTGGTTCGTCACCCCATGAAGCATCATGGTGGACCTGATTTTCCTGTACTGAGGTGTGCTGGTCATGTGAGTTCCTCACGTCTAAGTGTCAAGGTGTGTTTCCGTCAAGATAAGATAACAAATATATTAATTCGTTATCACTGTCAAGGGAAAAATAACGTTATGATTAATTTCGACCTGGTCATCGACAAAATAAAAAAGGTAAAGGGTCTCTCCAAAGACGCTGAAGTTGCGAAGCTTTTAGGGCTGTCTCCGCCGGACTTCAGTGCGAGGAAGAAAAAGGGGACTATCCTGCCGTTAATTGTCGATTGGGCTGTTAACGAAAATGTAAATCTGGATTCCCTGCTGAAGAACGACGGTGAGGTGATCTATATTGAAGCCAAAACCACGGAGACCGGGGCCGGCGGGGTTGCCGAGGAGCAGATTAAACAATACGTGGCCGGTTTACCTGAGCCAATAAGCAAGGCTGTTCAGGTGATGCTCAAGAACCAGGAGAAGGCGTGGGAGTTTTACGCGATGATTCTCGAGAGGATCGAGAAAATTGAAGACAAGAACTGACCTCTACTGATTTCATTTCAAATAACGAGACAGGGCTACAAGAGAAATAGTGGCTTGGTTTACCGGTTCAGGAAGCCTGCGCCGCAAGATCTTCTGGATGGTGTCGAACTTTTCGGCGGCTGATAGACTTTCAATATATTCGATGGCATCCATAAACTCCTGTTCCAT